GGGCAGAACGTTTGGCTCCTGCTGACCGTGCCACGGTGATGTCAGGCAACTTCACATAGTCGTCCGTGTCGCTGATACGGGCGTTTCTTTCCGCTTTGATCTCGTTGCTGTAGCGCTCTTTACAAAATTCATCTGAGTTTTCCGGAAGGTCTGCCTGTGTGTAATATTTCCCATCAGCGCTCTGATACAGCTCGTCAGTGATCAACTGAGATTTGACAGCAAACTGCTGACCGGATTTGAACTTGACTTTGGCTTTGCCGATCAACGGTTTTTCCAACACTTCTACCTTCAGGTTGTCAGCTTTCAGGTCAGGCGTTGTGAAGGTGTAGAGGTCATAGCCATACTGGAAACCCTCAGGGCGGTTGAGCGGTTCAATCGGGATTTCCTCTTTAATCGTGTCTCCCTTTAGGTACTTCTTATCCACCAGTGCGATAAGCTCGATTGAGCACGACTCAACCCAAAAGCCTTGGGCGTCCGACAAGGACGTGATTCTGCCGTTGCCCATCTTCACGCCGTAAGCCTTGACAGGACGGGACAGCGCCTTGGTTAGGTACTGCTGCTTAATCTCTGCAAGAGTTGTCATGCTCATTCCCCTAAATACAGATCTACACCTTCAATAGCGCCTCTTTGCCGCAGAACCTCCGCATACTCTTCCATGAGTTCAAACTGCTTTACAAGCATTTCCTTCGGACATTTGGGAGTGAAATTGAGTTCTCCCTTTTCCCATTTGATCAGCAGGTTTTCTAGCGCATTCTTCCGGATTACGAGCTGTTGGTATTCAGCCAACATCCGATCTTTATAGTCATCCGAGCACATCAGCTCGATAGTTTCTCCGATATATGCCATTGTATTTACTCCTTATGAATTAGATTCTTCTTCGAGGGCGTCGATTTCGGCTTGAGTGGCGCCGTTGTCTAGACAGAGTTCTTTAAGAATATTCACTAGGTAGGATTCAACTGCGGCGATTACTCCGATATTGCTTCTGGCTGTAGATTTCTCAGATTCCGTGAATGTTTGGGCGGCCACACCCACTCGTTTATCCAATGCCTCACCAGTAGCCTTAGCATCAGCAAAACCGCCAGCAAGTTTTAACGACGTGTCCGAAACAGGTTTGTTTGTAAGATCGTTGTAGTTCGTTGTTCCCGCTGGCCCCGTGGGCCCCGCAGGTCCTTGACTACCCGCATCGCCTTTTAACCCCCTCGGTCCGCGGATATTGACTGTGCCTGGATTGCTAAGGCTTCCATCATTCGTCCAAGACAAGTCACCATCTGCGCTAACGGCGGGTGTAAACGTCACACCTCGGGGCCCTTGACTTCCCGTGGCGCCCACACTGCCCGCGCTACCTGTATCGCCTTTTCCGCCTTTCGCGCCGAACAAAACCCAGTAACTTGTCTGGGAGCTCGGAATATAGTTGGCTGGCACGTCTTGGACGGCTAAGTAAACATTCCCGTCCGTGTAGCGGACAAAATCAAAGGCAAGATAGGTGGCCGTGGAAACCCAGTCACCTTTCCAGACTGGCCGAACTCGGCCTAAATTTAAAGTAGTCATTCTGTCACCGTAACTGTTAATTCACCGTTCGTATTGATTGAGAAATCTGCTGAAGTGTCCAGGCCGACGTAATCAAGTTTTAAATCTGCTCCGTCAATGCGGAATTGGCCGAACGCCGTGGCCCACGGGCTACTGCCCATTGGCCCTTGGGGCCCCGCACTTCCGACCGGTCCCGGACTGCCTTGCAAGCCCCTTTCACCCCTCTCGCCTTTCGGACCGCGAATATTTACGGGTGCTGGGTTTGTAAGGCCCTTGTTGTTCGTCCAGGAAATCTCACCTTCAGTGCTAACCGCTGGCGTAAAAGTTGCGCCGCTACTGCCTTGAGGCCCGATACTGCCTGAATCACCTTTCAAACCCTGGGGGCCGCTAATCGTTGTGATGATTCCAGAGAGTTCGCACGTGCTGGAGCCAACATTCAAGACCCTAAAGATCTGTCCGTCAGCGTTCATCACGTGGTCGCCAACTTTAATCAGCGTGGCTGGCACGATTGCTGACGTGTTGACCGTGCCGCCTGCTGTAGCGGTCGCACAATAGCGATAAGAAAATGCCGCCTGTTTTGCAATCTCTGCTGCTTCCGTTGCTGTAGCAGCCGCGGCCTCAGAATCGAGTTTGAATTGAGCGGCGGCGGTTGCTGAATTGCTTGCTACCTTTGCGGCGTTCTCTGCGATATCCGTGGAAGCATCGAGGTTTTCCTGAGCAGATGTGGCAATGTCAGCAGCGGCTTGTGCCTTCTCTGCAGCGGCCTGAGCTTGTGCGGCGTATTCTCCAGACTTGGTAGAGTTTTCTAAGAGGATTTCACCGTACTCTTCACCTTCCATGCCTGAGGATGCCGGAGCAACTGCGGCGCGGGAGAGCTTCTCTTTTAACTGCTGAATCTGAGCTTCAGTGCGATCAAAATTTACGTTGATGTCATTAGGGTTGAAATCCCCTTCCGCGTGTAAATCAAGCTCCTGGGTGTATGCGACATTAGAGAGAATCGTGACCGATTCCCCGTCAGTGAGGAACTCGTCAAGAGTGATGTACCCGCCGATATTTGCCGTCTGGTCCTCGTCCCAAGTGACGGTGTAGTCCTCGCCTTCCTTGAGCGTTTTGTCCACGCCTGCCTTGCTCGTTCTAATAACGAGCACATTGGAGGACGCAAAAATCTTGAAGTCAAAATCAACTCGGGAGATACCCAAGCCTGTTACAGGGCCCACCCGTCGCGGAACATCTGGCAGCATGAAAACACCTCATTGTTTAGAGACATTCTCATGTCAGCCAGATTGTTGATGCGCACACCTATCTGCGCGGCTCCGTGCCGATTTCTGGCATACGATAGGGGAGCATGTCGGTAGGTTTCCACCAATAGCCCACACCCTGATTTTTGCGGATCTTCTGCTCGATCCTGCGGTGATATCCAGGATTCATCATCTCCTGGATCTTATTGAATACAGCGTGATTCAAAAGCTGTTTCGTGTACCAGAGATTCACAAGAGGTAGGTTGCCTTTTGCCAGTCTTATAACATTAGCACCAATATCCTTATTGTCTTTGTACTTATCGAAGATTGTATAAGCGTCAAGAATTGTAGAAAAGACAGGGCCCAAGAGGTTTAGAACGGCCTGATGTCCGTATTTATAATCATCGAGAGCTGAAACCAAGATGTCTCCCATAAACCCGGCTCCTCCTCCTGAAGCAAAGGCACGCATAAGAGCATCCGTGCTAAATGGATCTTTAATATCTGATCCGTTCACTATGTCTTTAAACATGTTTGCGACCCAGGCCACTAAGGTAGTAGAGACAATAAGGCTTGTGGCATATCCCACTCGGCTAGCTGTAGCCCAGACTGTTCCATCCGTCGATTTTACGTATCTGTATAAATCTCCAGAGCGCTGGACGTGCTTACTAATCATGCCTATGGGGAAACTCTTAAACAACATAAAGCTTGTCCATGTTTCACCAGTCCAAGTGCCCTTTTTGAATCCGGCTGTAGTAATTGCGCGAGTGTAAAGATCCGGCTCTAATGAGGCCATGTAAGCATCATTCATCACAAAGGCCAAATAGTCTGAAGCAAGTTTTTTCAAACGCTCTCGAGGTATTTTCAGCTGACTAAGTTGATCATCTGTCAGCTTAAGAATGCTGTTTTTTGTGATGTACTTTGCACCCTTTAATTCCTCCGGTTCAGACAATTGAATAACTTTCCATAATTCTTCAGTTAAACCAAAGTTCTCCATTCTTGCGCGGAGCCATCCGTCTATCTGATACCACTGATAGTTTTTTGCTTCAGCAAACCTTGACATTGTTTCGAACGAAGCTGCCCTTCGGACCGCATCCGTCAATTTCGGTAGCAGAGAAAGTTTTAGCGTTGCGCTGGCCAACTTATCCATAATGCCAGCTCTTAGGTTTCCTTCTGCAAAGCGGGAAAGAGCTGAGTTGATAATATCGCCCACAATTCCAGCCCTTGCCGCAAACCGAACATCGCTGGCGTCAGTAGGGTTCATCGCTAAGGCTAATTTTTTAGCGGCTTGCAAGGCAGGAATTTTATTAAAGCGAGCGCTATGAAAATATGTGGCAAAGTCTGATAATGAAGACAATGTTGCGCTACCTAATTTCCCAAAGACTTGCATACTCCTTGCAGCTCGGCCGACGCTTGCAAGGGCTTCCCCTTCAATCGTGCCAGTAGTCCCATTGAGTTGTGCCCACATGGCGTTGAACATCATGCTACTGGGATTCTTCACTCTTCCAGCGTCCTTTTGTCCTTGTTTAATTAAGATACCGGCTTCTCTAGCAACCGTGTTCACTGTCACTGTCGGAGAAGGCCCCATGTCTTCCAACAGTGTGATGTCTCTCGCCATGCCATCGACATGATCGAACAAAGTTCCGAGAATTGAAGGATTTTGCCCAAACATTTCGTTGTATTTGATTCTAGAATCAGCGTCCTTAAAGTGAATTGCTCGGTGGTTTCTTCTTTGATCCGCTTTTGAAACGCCTCTTTTCGGACCTTCTGTTAAAGCATCTAACTTATTGTCTCCTTCTGAAACTAGAGTTTCCCAAATATCGCCGAGCATCTTTTTTATGTCTGCGTCAGATTTTGGTTGGAAGTTGTCATCCAGATATTCAGATCTCTTGAGCAAAGGAAACGTAAATTCAACCCAGGCGGTTTTATTTGCTTGTGAATCTACCTTCATACCAACAATGCCGGTTTTGTCTCTTACAAATTCAGCAGATGCTTTCAGTTCGTTGACTATTGCACCATTGTTAATAATGCGCTGAGCGTTTATAACCTTATATTGCGAGTGGCTTTGAGGCATTGTCCAATCCTCTAAGAACCCTATATCTCCTCCGGCACGGTTGTATCGTTGCCTATTCTCCTCCGACCATTTTTTCCAAATATCTGCTGCCTTTTGAATTTCTGAAACGTCTAGCCTCGTTGAGGCTTGATCAATTTTTTCTCCACAAATTGCCTTCACTAGAAGTCGTTGAGCCTCTTTATTTTCTACAAACCCGAAGAATTTTGGGGATGAGGCGGAGATTAGATCTATAAGTTCAGATTTAAAAGTATTCTTTAACCCAACAACGTGAGAGTTAACCGTATCAAGAAAACGGAGAGAAGCTGAATTTGCATCTATCCCAGAATCCCTCCAATGCTGTGTGAGGTTCCGAGAACGTGCGACAGCAGAAATTTGTAGTTTTGCATTCCGGACTAACCGATCTGCCTCTCCATTTATTTCTGTCGCTAATTCTCTAGCGGCTTTTGCAATGTACTCAGCTTTGGTCAAATTTGGCTCTGTCCTCTTATAGCGGACCACTTTTGCTCTAACTGCTTGAGCAATGTCCTCCCCTTCCTTTTTAGTGAGCTGCCTCCCTAATACTTTAGAAACAGCTTCGAGACATTCTTTTCTCAATCCTTTTGCCATTTTCTTTCCTTACAGATCTTCTAATCCACCTTGATTCCACATACATAAGGCCGCTTCGCCCATGCTGTTGGCTGTGCGTCTTAATTCCTGAGCTTTTTGGTTCGTTGTTTCCATGAAACTAGCAACATCTATTTCTTTGCCGTTCTCGTCATAGATTTTCAGGCCTGGCTGATCTTCCAAAACCTTCTGAAATTCGTTGTCAACAAATTCATCGTCTGACATGACTTTGTGTCTTGGATGGTTTTCACCAGTTTGCTGTTCCGTCTGATTGATTCCGAGCGTCTCCTTGATCTTGGTCTTGCCTTCTTCAGGGATGGGTGCCGCGTCAATCATCCGTTCTGCGGTCTGCTGCAACGTTTTTACAGCCGGATTTATGGGCTCTTCCGGTTTCCTGCCAAAGTCAAGCGCCGGAGTTTCGGCTTCCCGTTTGGCTCGGATTTGTTCATCGGTGGCAAGAAGTCGATCATAGACGGCTCGCACCTCAGGAGAGATTTCAACCTGCAACTCTTCCGAGGATTTGTAGATTTTCGTCAGCCAGTCCTTAAAGGCCTTGAAGACTTTCTCAAGGGCTGTGCTCGGTGCCTCGCCTTCTCTCAGGTATTGCTCAAAACCTCGTGCAAACTGCTCGTGTGCGGCCCGTTGTTCGTCAATGGAAAGGCTTCTCCATTCGTCCAGGTCTTTCACTCCGAACCATGTCATTAAGGTTTGTACGTCCGCCTTGACCTGTGCTGAAGCGTTCTCCTTTATTGCCACATCGGTGAGAACATCAAGGAAATAATGCCCGCTCTCGTGAATGAATGTGCTCTCGTTTGCAGACTGCATGAGCGTAATCACGCGCTCGCCAGGTGTGTAAATCCCCCTCAAGGCGCTTTCGCTTTGATACAAGTCCCCAATAGAAGTCTCGTTCTGGTATACAATAGGCCTAACTGAAGGATTCAGTGTTTTGTCATTGGCCGACGTCTTTGTAACGTCTGCGGACCGCGACAGGTGGGGATTAGACCCGAAGTCCCTTGGCAGAACATTGGGTCCTTTTGTTTTGTCATACCCCAACAGCAACCCTTTTTCTACCCATTTGTTGATCGAAGTTCTTTCCTTCTCATAAGTGCTCGCAACAAAATTGACGATCTGAAAATCTCCGTCTTTATTTCGAGTGAGATGTATAGGAACAATTATTGGACTATCACCTCGTTTCAGTTCTGTAATAAGAACGATGCCGCCGTCTGTAGCTGATTTAAAAACTGCTATTGGCTGCTGGATTCCTACTAAGAGCCCTTTCAGCTCAGTCGCCTGAATGCCGTGTTTTCCGTCTATGCCCAGTAATTTCTTTCCTTTCGGCAAAAGAACGTGAACGAATTGACGTTTTGTTGTGTTTACGCCTTTTCGATCTGAGGCACCAAAAATCTGAAGAACCCAAGAAGGTTTACCAAGATTGAATTTATTTGATCCCTCCCCCTGCTCCCAAAGTCTCAACTGTTCATCAAATTCACGAGAGCGATTAAGAATATCCAGTCTGTCCTGAGGAGACATTGATGCGAAGCCCTCAGGGTTTTCAATTCCGACTCCTCTCTCCACCCGCAAGGCGTATTCCTGCTCAAGCTCCTTCCTGCTCTTGCCCAGTCGAATTCCCAGAGTTTCAAAGAAGGCGTCATGAACTTTGGCGCCCATCTCTGCTACTTTCTTTTCAGCACCGGCACCCACCAACTCTTTCACAAAGCGGGTTACGAAGTCGCTGACATTTTTATCCATGACTTCCGGATCAACTCCTTCTCCGGAAACTTCAACACGTTCTCCATTGTCGATCTGCTCGGCGGCTTTCTTCTCGTCTGCAATAGACTTGTTCACGTCACCTCGGGTACCTGTGGGCTGATCGTTCTGGATGACGTTTGCAGACTGGAGCTCCATAGCGGCGTCAACATCGCTCGGCTTAATCGAGTTGATAGCGGCGTCCCTCTGGTCAAACTCAGATTTGACCGTCTCAAATACTTGGTCTTTTGTGACCGCTTCAAAGAACCCAGTGCCCCCGCTTTCTTGCTCGGCAACTTCTCTGAATCTGGCCAGAATCTCCTGAAGCCTTTCAGGATTAGCCGATAGGAGAATGTCTCTAAAGTAGCGCTGTGCGGGTGTTGCAGATTCCTCCATGAGTGAGCCTGTAAGCTCCTTCTCGTGGCCCTTTCCGTTGATCTTCTTGGCTTCTCTTCGTGTCTCGAATACGTCCGCCACGGCCTCCAGGAGGTCTGGAGAAAAGTCCAACTCTCCTTTAATTTTCTTCAGTCGCACTACTTCAGTTGCCACGCTCTGAAGGACGTTCATGATCTTGTGGTCTTCGGGACTATCAGCAATAAACCTGTTGATGATCCGAGTGTCAGAGAAGGCGGTGGCAAAAATAGCGGGCCTCATTCTGCGTGCAATATTGTCATAAAGAGCATTGCCACTTGAATCAATTAGCCCCTCTTTGTCGGGAGTGCGCTTTACAAACTCGTCCATTGATTTTTGAGTAATTTCACCGTCTTTGGTGAACTCAACTTCTTCTAATCGGACGTTTCGAGCGTCCTGGGCGGCTTGTTCGGCCGGGTTTAGTTTGAGCGTACCCGTTCTATTTGAGGCCTCTCCGATACCTTCGACTACATCTGCATCTTCCATGACGCGCACCAGGATCGGATTCTTCATCTTCTTGATCTGGCGCTTGGAGATTCCGAATTCTTTTGAATCTTTAGTGAGGTCGTCTCGGTACTTCGTGGCCTTGACCTGTCTGTAAGCTCCTTGTAATCCAGCTATGCGGCCATTACCTGCGATAGCTCTGGCACCTGCTACAGTCGGATCTGTGAAATTCGGATTGCTGGAGCCGTCCACTACATTAGAAGTGAGAACGTCATCGGCGTCCACGACTGCGTAACGCATTGTCATCGGCTCGGAGCTCGGGTCAGCAGACACATCAACCCGTTTTCCCCAGAGAATATTCATGTCCTCGGGAACATAGGCAATAATCGGCGCGCCTTGATCGAGGGAGCGGCTCTCTCTGAGGAGATTGAAGTTCGGAGCAGACGCTATCTTTTCCATCTGGAGGCGACTTTCTTTTGAGGAGCGGTCACGGTTCTGAATAGAATCCAGCACGCTCTTATTCATGTTTGTGGAGGGTGCGGCCTGACCTTCTGTGGGCTGAGGTGCGCTCTGCTGAGCGGCGCCCTCTGCCTCCAGATAACGCGCTTGGGCTCGGTTTGCTCTTGCACCTAAGGCGCCGAATGCAATACCCATACCTGCCGAAACACCTAAATTCACGGGGTCGAACGGGTCATACTCCTGAGCCTGTTTGGAATAGTTTGCGTTATCGAGGACAAACTTAATGGATGCTTGTTCGGAAATATCTGTCAGCGGATTGACTGCGCCACCGAAAAGCATTGACTTCACATAGCTAGTGCCGACTGCTCCAGGGAGCGCCATTCCTACAGCGTTGACTGTACCTGTGATTGCACCAGCCGTCCGAGCTGTCGCCGCGTCCACTCCCTTGTCTCGAAGTTTGCCAGCTTCGTAAAGACCGAGGTCAGCACCGAAAAGCGGCGCGGCCAAAACTCCGCTACCGCCCGTGGCTACTGTGTAGCCGATAGCCTTGGCCAGGGATCCCGTTAAACCATGAATCATCATGGCGGCCTGGCCAGTTGTCTCGGGATTAGGCGTGTAATCGTTCTGGGCCTTGAGGCGTGCAAACTTTGCATCATCTCTCAGCCTAGCTGCTACCTGCTCCTTCTGCTCCTGGGTCGGTTTGAAGTCGCTGAATGCGTCCTCGTTGTTGTCGAGGTCGTAATTCACCTCAACTCGATCAGCCATTAACTCATTTACGCCTGAAAGAGACTGATAGAACGAGAACGGGAGCGCTTTTTCTAACGCCTCTCCTGTGCCTTGAAAAGCTGAGGGGTTGGTCGGCTCCATATCCCTTGCAACACCAAACCCTCTCAGGGCCTCGGGCTGAGTTTGAACTGTTTCACCAAAAGCGTTTAACCAATTCATCTTTTTGTTCTCCGAGAAATATAGGTGTTGAGGTCGATAACGAGCGGCTGGCCCTTTTCGTCTCTCACATAATTGAGGCCGTTGACTACCTGGTACACACCGTCATCAATCGACTGGAGCTGTCCAGCAGAGACAAGATTTTCAAGCTGGCTGGAGGTGAGCTTCTGGCCGCCATAGAAGTAGGCTTTCTTGCTCTTGGCCAGGTCCCTGCCAGCATCACTCAGCAAGTCTTCAAAACTTCCGACTTGTCTAAAGGTGAACGTGTTCTTCTGTGCTTTATCGAGCTGTGTTGGTAGGAAAATCTTCTTGCCGTTGTGCTCGTAAACCTTTCCAAAGACATTCTCTACAGACTTGGACACATCCTGAGAAGAGGATTGATTGGCGTAACAGTGCTCATTCATTGCCGCCGATAACATGGCCTCATAGGCCGGACTACCATCCGAGACTGCCAAGACACCACTCAACAATGTCCTCATGTCCTTTTCGTCTTTCCAGGCCTTGCCGATTTTTTGCTTCTTAATGTAGTCACCGTTGATCTGTCTGAGCGCTCCGTTCATCTCCTTACCATTAGGAGTTGAGGCCACGCCCAGCGCGATTGCTAGCGTCTGGTTCTTGTTGCCGATTTGTTCGGAGAAAATCCTGAGCGGTTCGGAGTTGGTGGCGGTCGGATCGGTCATGCGGTCGGCCATTCTGTTTAGAAAGTCTGCCTGGTGAACGGCGTCCATCCCCTGCATGAAGTTGAGGAAACCTGAAATCTCAGCTTTACTGAATAGCGTTCTGGGAGTGCCAAAACGCTCGGCCACCTGATCCATGCTGTCAATTCGTTTTTGAATCTGCAGCAGTGCTCCGTCCTGATTCGTCCAGTCCGTTATCGGCTGAAGCCCTAAGTCAGGCATTCCGCTAAAAGCGAATTGAACAGGATCATCTGCGCGCTCCTTCTGAGTTTGATTCATAGCCTTCTGCCATAAGTCTCTCTGTTTCATCCGCTCTGCGTACTGCGGATCACCTTTCTCGGGAGTAAGCTGTCTATACATTGATTCCATGTCTGTAACTGACATTCCAGGCATCATGTATAGATTGGCGTTGAATTGTGCCTCCTGTTGAACCGCTCTAAATTTCTCTGTCCCTTCTAATTGTCCATAGACCTGGATAAAGTCGGTTTCTGTTGGAATTCCTCCTATATCTCCTGTATTTCTGGCTTGTGCAAGCCCGTTTTTAATAGCCAGAGAAAGTTGGCCTTTCTGTCCTGATATGCTTTGGTCTGCCTTTTGTTTGACCGATTTCAACAGATCGAACTTCAGAGCTCTAGGAAGACTATCGAAAACAACATATCCGGTTTTTACATCTGGATTGAGGATAAGGTCCGCTGATGTCAGTCGCGGCAACCGCTCTTCCTCTTGTTCTAAGAGGGTTGTTTGTGTCCTATCCGTTTCCAGACCTAAGCCTCTATGTATTCCCACGTTGATAGTTTCATCTGAGTACGGTACGTCACCTATCTCCTGTCTAATCATCGGTGGAATAATCTTTCTTAGAACACCAGGATTCGTCACATCCAACTGTTCATCAGGAGCATAGCCGGAGGCATGGCTTACGTTATCGACATACGCTCTAAGAGTTGCCGGATCGGCCGCTGCAAACCGAGAAATAATTCCCTCAATTGTGTTGATCCCGTATTTATTTGAATACGACTGAAGAACCTTCACTCCTGCTCTGATGCCTTCTTCAGGACGAGAAAAAATTCCATGTCCTCGCTCATCCTGTCCAATAAGTCCATTCCACTTATTGCCAAATACTTTTACGTTTAAAGGATTGCAACACTTGTACCCAGAAGTGTTGAGTACCTTGTCGGAAACCTTCGGCGGTGTCCCTAATCCTTGTTGGGCTTGCTGTTGATTCCTAACTCGCTCACCTAGTTCGAGGTCTCCATGCTGTCTTGCCACTGCTCCGCTTGTTAGCGATAAAGCTGAAATACCGCCCATAGCTGCCAGTTTTGAGGCCATAATCGGTTTGCTCGTTTTATACAACTCCATAAGCACCCGCTGGCTCACATCTGGCGTCATAATCTTTTGGCCTGTTGTTTGGAAATGACGCATGGCTCCTTCTGGATCGGTGAGCATCGCATTTCCATAAGCTCCTGCATAAGCCAAAGATTGATAAGCCGTTTTCTGTCTCTTAAGCGTCTCCTCGTCCCAGCCCTGCATCCTTCCCTGATACTCGATCTCGTTCATCAGGCTGGCCATTGTTCTCTGGCTGTCAGGAGAAAATCCGCCTAAGGCAAACTCCTCCACAAGGTTGTCTGCATGGTCTTTAGAGGTCTGAGCCCGCCACCTAATGTTCTGTTCGTTGCGATAGACGACTGTCTTCTGTCGAACGGAGTTAAGACGCTGTAATGCGTTGGACTTAAAAGCCTCTCTCACATCCGGATCGTCAATCTGTCCTAAATGTTTGTCATAAATAGACTGAAGATCGGATTGCGCCTGATCCCACGACGTCACAGCGTTCTTGCCTTGCTGAGAGAAATAGCCCTTCTCTGGGTCGTACAGCGTTGTCTGTACTTCCTTGTTGTAAGCGTCTAGCTGTTCATCAGCCCGCGCTTTCACAACAGTGTCACGGTGATAGGCCTCAATTTTGACAGCGCTATCTGCAATCTGTGACCACGGCTGTAAGGCCCTGTTCATGACATTCTCATAGTCGAAACTCGGGCGGACGTTATCAACGGGAGCGCCGAAACCTCGGCCGCTCTCTACAACGCCTGGGACGTTATTTTCATACTTAGGAACGATAGGCATTTTTTTATCCTCTGTAGTTCAGAGAAAAGATGTTTTTAGTTGTCGGATAGAGTTGTGTCGTTTTGACTGTCTGACCTAAAAGGAGATTGGGTTGCGCTCCTGATATGGCGTCAATCCTGTTCATGTTGGGCTGTGCGCTTGAAATAGCGTCCACCCGTATTCCCGGGTCGGCTCCCGATACGGCGTCAACTTTGATTGGTTCATCGGGTTTTAATGGTGCGCCCGTTTCAGTTTTAGCGGCCATATTCATCAGTTTTCCATAGGCAAAAGCCATGCCCATATTCCCAGCTCCGATAAGCAGGGAATCGGTGAATGCTCGGGAGGCGCTCTTCTTATTGGCTAGGCTCATGAGCGCTTGGTTACGGTAGTCAGTCTCTTTTGCACGGTAGCCCCAAGCCTCAGACTTGGCGTTAGATTCAAGCCTGTTAAGGTTGATCTTTTTCACAATGTCCGTGCTGGCCAATTGTTCCGCAGCTGATCCGACCCCGATTGCCACGCCATTAGCGGCTAATGAGACTTTCTGCCGCGCCTTCATTTGAGCGGCTTGCATTGTCTCTCGCTGATACTCACCCTCAGCCGCGAACAATTTCTGCTGATAGTGCAGATTCATGGTGTCCGCGTTGATCTTCGCTATGTCTGCCTGAGCCTGTGCAATAGCGTTGTTGTACTTCGTGACACTCTTAGCACCAAAAGCATTAAAGAGTGTGGAAACACCTGTAGAAATAAGGCCTAGTGTGCCAAAAGAGAAACTAGATCCGGCCATAAAAAATCCTCCAACTCAGCATAGATATTGGAGGATTCCTAGAGCGTGATGCGCACTACACCACGTCACACGTAACTGTAATGCTCGAGATTTTCAGCGAGAGCGGGGCGCTCTGGCGAATACACACTTGACCGTCATCCGTCCATGAAGCGGCGATATCTACTTCAAACTCTCCGTTTCTCTTCTTCGGCGGGGTGCCGGGTGTTTCCCGTCCTCGTGTCGGCTGCTGATAGAGGTCGTCGAAACTCGAGCCAGCCAGGATTGAGGCTGAATCAATCATTCTGACCGCCACCCCGCTAATGTTTTTGCGGTGATTGCTACCAAAAGAAAGATCCTGAAGCTGTAAGGCAAGAGGTAAGGTCTGAATGTCAGAGTTGTACGGCAAACCAACATGCACCTTAGAGGCCGCTCTTCTTAGCGTGATCTTGCCGTTCTGCACTACTTGATCCGGCACACAATAGCCGTCGGCTAGGATGGAAACCTTCATCCCATTCAGCCAGCTAATTCCCGTAATGTCCGTCTTGGCTGGGCCTGAATACGTGCCTGCGCAGTCCATGAATAAGTAGTCTTCATCCTTGTCAATGATGTACTCATTCATGCGCTCAACAAACCTTACGGTGTTCTCTCCGATCTTGCGCTTGGTCACGACATAAAGAATGTCCTCATTGGATTCTGGCACCACTGCGCAGGATTCAAAGTCTCCCTGGGTTTCGTGCTGTGCAAAAGCTCCGACTTGTTGCTCTGGCACGTATGTGAAGGAGATTAGTTTGCCTATGTCGTTCACACACCAGAAAATGGAATAAGGAGCCTTGGCGTATGCAATATCAACGACTTCGTGATGATCGAATAGGTGAGCCGCTCTGAGGCACACATCGGACGTAATGTATCCGCCCGCCTGGTAACTGTAGCCGAGTTCTCTCAGGTGGCCGCCTCGTGCTGAGGCAAAGATCATCGTGTTGTTGATAAGGACCGGTTTTGTCTGACTGGATCCCACATAAGACTGCGGTCTTACGCTCATAGATTCAGGCGTGATGGCGTCAGAGTTTACAGGGCTAACTCTCCATTCCCCGCTGGCCGTGAGCATCAGTAGTTGGGAAAGTGGCACGATATGGCGGATACGGTTTGAATCCTGGCTCGCTACCCTCACCTTGATTCGGTCCGTGCTCTGGGACGGGAGGGAGTAGCCCATATCCGTTTCTGTACCCGTCTTAGTGGCCCAAATATATTGCGGTCTCATGCGACTGCCAGCGAACCACCTTCTCTGCTCAAAGTAAGAGACACATCCTGGGTAGTCTCCAGCATTCGCAACAGTCAGGGAGATTTGAGCGCCTGAGCCATAGTTTGAAATAAGTGTCGCTGTCGGATTGGAATATCCTGCACCTGGATTCTTGACTATGACGTTTGTCAGTTTTCCTCCTGAGATCACAGGCTCAAGAACGGCTCCGCTTCCCGTTGTATCGCTCACTCGGATTGAAGTCTCTAAGAACCCAGCGCTCTTTGCAGAAGTCACAAATTCGCCTGTATAACGCTTGAATTCAAATTTGTAGTTCAGTGCTTTTCGGCTCCAGGTCCATGTCGGCCAGGATGTGATAGTCACTCTGCAAAGTGGCCGTTTATAACCAGACCCTGCGCTTGTGACCTGGATTCCCTTGATAGGACGGAAACCATACAAACAGAAATTAAGATTGCCAGTAGGCTTGGTGAGCTTGATCCATTCTGAGGCAGAAGAGAATATGGCCTTGGCAGTCGCTCCGACACCTGATCCTTCGGCGTCATAAATCTCCACGCTGGCCGAGAACAGAGAAATCATCTCGTCATTAGGGACAAGGCCTACACCATCGCCATAGAAGTTCAATGCCCAGCCGTCATCACTTTGCCACGCAGAACAGTTTCCAGGTGCTACAGGTCCATAGAAGTTTCTGCCCGATCCCTCGACTACCCATGTCTGTGTCTCTAGCAGGTCGATCCCCGTAATTTCTCCGTTCGGACCGACATATCCAGAACCTTGAGCGGTTACGGTTGCCCCCGTAATGCCGCCGCTTGTGAGGAATACATCATCATAGATTGGCGGCGTAATTGAGCTGTCAGGCGCGATATTGTCGTCATCAATCGAGTTGGAACGGGTCTCACCTATGTAGCCATATATGCCTCCCTTATCACGGTACACGCGGTAATGATCGGCACCTGCAACAGTATTCCATGTAATGGTGTTGTACGCACCATCCCCGTACGGGTTGCACACAACAGAGGCGCCCTGGCTCGCTTTCGATTCCTCGGAGTTGTCCAAGTTGCAAGAGGTCACTACATATTTGCGGACATATCCGTCTTTATAAGTCGCAGACTGCAAGATGTGCTGGGTGGCCGTCACGCCTGTGGGCGGTGTGAGAGAAGTATTGAAGGTGATGTCCACAAGTCTCCAGTCAAGGGCGCCATAACGCCTCAACTCTCTCGGAGGATGGGAGCAGTGCACCAGCGTGATGATGTCCACGCTCTGAGCATAGTCAATATCAAACAACTCCGATTCGTCATAATCGGTCGTCACTTCATACGGGACATTGCCGTTCATCAGCGTGGAGCCGTTGGTATGAAATCGGACGTAATGATGCCCAAACTCCAAGATCATCGTCTGAGTTGCTGAGAATGTGAACGGGATCAGGCGGCATTTTCTGTCCGGATATTTGGTCTCACGCACCATTGAGAATCCGGGCCTTCTTACCACAGGGCCTTGAGGCTCAACAATCATATTCCTACACTTAGCCAGGCCAGCGGAGTATGACGGATCCGTGATTCTGGAGTACATCGAAGGAGAAATCTCACCTCCTCCGATACTCTGTTTATAGATTTTCAGTGACATTTAAACACTCCGTGCCGCCAGGTGGGGCGCTAAATATTCGTGCTTGACCCTGATAGAGTTTCGAGAATCCTGATACTTTGCGTTCTCTAAGGCTTGGGCCGCTAGCTGGAGCATCTGCTGCGCCAGGGAAGTTTTCATCAGCGGGCCCGTGAGATAGCTTGCCAACTGAAGAACAAGGGCCTGGATAAAGTATTGAGGCATGATGCTCACGTTCTCCACGCTTGCGACATATCGGAGCATGGGAGCGGGAGAATCGGTTAGGAGAATAAATGAGCCTGTTTCTGAGAGCGTCTCAATCTCAAAATCAAGTCCGGCCTCGTCCACCTGTGAGCTTTTCTCATAGACCTTAACGGTGCGCAAATAATCTGAGGGAACTTGGTAGCCGTGCGCCCACTGATAGAGGTCGGCGTCATATTTCTTGTATTCGGGCAGTCTCACGCGCCTGATAGCAAAAGCCCAGTTATGTGCTTCCAGCAGATAACGGAGCGCCTGAGGATAGTATTCAGCACAAGCCTCGGCGTTCGGATTTCCTTCAGGTGGTTTGATTCGTGTGATCGTACCCTTTTGCCCTAAGTAGCTCAGAGCGGCATTGCAAATTGACACTTCATTCATATTAAAAAAGGGAGGTTTTTAAGCCTCCCTCCTCTCTTTTAACAACTACTGAAACCTGCAACTAGAGAATTAACTAACTAGAACTTGCCGCTGTTTCGGCGGGGAATTCAACTCCCTGCGTGCAGAGCGGGGAACCCAGCTGAACGTCATTGCCAATAAAGGCGGTGATAGTTCCGGCGGTAACTGAAGTCGGCGTGGAAACCAACTTCAGGTAACGCTTATGAATCGGCGGCAGAGCAATAAGCAAGGGCTGTTTCAGGTCTGTGGCCGTGAGCGCCTTTGTGGTCATGACATCCGTGTACGTGGATTTGTCCGCGGATTCCTGAAGCTTGAATGTGATGGAAGTTCCGGCAATCGCTGTCGGTGTCAAAATGCAGAGCACCATTCCATGAGCATTCAAGTAAGGAGAGGTCTGATCCGAAACAAAATCGAGCACATTAGACGTGATCGCGGTTTTGGCCTCTGCCTTTTCACAAAACATCATCTTTTGATCAATGATCATTTTCTTCTCCTTAAGAAATCGTGATCTTGGATTCAGTAGACGGCAAAACGTCGGTGCCGTACTGATAGATCGGAATACCGCCGAAGGAAAGCATTGATTCACGCTGACCAAAAGTCTTGTACTCAAGTGTGTACTTAGTCTTTTCAAGCAACTGGAGGTCATAGATCAAGCCCACCTGATCAGTACAGTAAATACCGACATTGGAGAAGTCGGAGGTCTTCAAGCGGTGACGTGCCTCAATAAACTTCTTGAGCAGGTCTGTTGCGCCCTTGTCAGTCGTGAATTTGGTCGGATCAACGTTAGCAATACGCACAATCTTTTCAGGATTGCCAGCGAAAACGCCCAGATCATATCCGAATTCAGTGACATATGCGGGATACATTTTGCCTTTCGCGTCAGGAACATAGACGGGCTCTTTGATCGCTTCCATGGATACGCCAGCGGCTCCGCCATACTGCGGGAAGAAACACGTCATCTCCTCCGGATCCCAATTGACGAAATAAATGGATGTCAGATTTGTGCCAGTGCCGCCACCGTCAATGATGGAATCCTTCCAAACACCATTGTCACGATCAGGAAGAACGATATTTGCCAAACCCATGCAATCACGTGGGTCTGTTGCAGGGTTGCCCTGGAATACTCGTTTAACCATGCCTCGGGTTAAGCCGCGGATGAACATCTGATCGGTTCGCATGCGGTATGCGTTACGTTCTTTATCCGGCATTTTTTCAAGCATGAGCTTGGCGATAACCGAGCGGTCACGAGCCACGCAGGACGGATAACGAACAGCACGGCCAGCCGCGTTGGAAGCGCTCCAGCCTTCGTTGATTCCAACAAGCTGACCTTCAGGATACTTTTCTCCGATAAGGCCCTTCTTGCCCTGGCCGTCATTACCACGCACCATAGTGGCACGATCGAAGAACGGCTGATAATCCCGAATGGTCTGAATCATCATGTTGATCTGAGTGTTGCCTTCGGGTACGAGAGCCTGCCATTCAGCAAGCGTAACAGGGGTCATTCCAGTGAATGCGTCTGCCATTTTTAACTCCTTTATTTACCGTAAATATCGTCTGGAGTGAGAGTTCTGTTAGAAGTGCCTCTAACTGTCTTGTCCTCTCGCATGCTGTCGCCAAAATGTTTGAGGATTTTGATCAGGCCCGGATGATTACCGGCAAAGGTCGCCAGTTCGTAAACATCCGGATCAGTAAACTCTCCTTCGGGTGTCTGAAACTCTCTCAGGGCTCGTTGAGCTGAAAAGATTGTGTTCTTCCAGTTGTCGCCGCCGATCACTGCGTCATGGAGCGATTTATCTTTCCATGTCGCATTGGTCTGTTTCAGCACTTCAATCTGTCGCTCTGCCAACTTCGGCGCCAGCTTGTCAATGACTTCCTGGGCCTTGGCTTGAGGCAGATTCAGAGACTTAGCGACTTCTGAAAAAGTTTTGACGACTTCTGCGTCTAAGGTTGTGCCTTCCGGCGCCTTGAAATCTTCATACTTCTCCGGAGCTCCGCCGGTCTCTTGCGCCTTGTCTTCCTTTTTCTCTTCTTTGTTCTCTTCGGTCTTTCCTTCCTCCTGAGACTGCTGTCCCTCTTGAGGAGGAGTTGCCTTGGAGATTTCATCAATCAGCGTGGATTCTCCCTGCTGACCCTGAGAATCAGGATTAGGCGTGCCGTTGGTTGTAGCCTCGCTTGTCTGATTTTCGGCTGCTGTACCTTCGCTCATTTCGTTTCCTTAGGTCTCAATTCGCCGATCTTTTCAGGGGCGTACTTGAGAACGTTGTTAAAAACCTGTTGTGCAAATTCCCGTTTTCCTTCCTTTCGAGCCATGTTCAAAGCATTCGTATCGAATGCCGAGGAGAAGAAACCGCTGTCATCAAAAATTCGTTTCAGCACTGTCATTCCGTCTCTTGTGTTCAGGACATTGATCAGAGCCTCTTGGAAGTCAGCCTCCTTTCGGAATGCCTCAAGATTCTTTTCTTCGTCCTTGTCTCGCTGGGAGTTATCAAACGGGTCTCTTGTAACTTTGCTCATTGTCAATCCTCGTGATTTTTTGATGCGCACACCCTATTGCATTCCCTCGGCCGCCATGTCTTGCATACCTTGGACAGCTTGGCCAGCCAGTGTTTCCGGGCCCGCTGGCACTTTCCCGAGCTTGGATAGCATGTCAGCGCTCTGAGCTATTTGCTGTTGCTGCTGAGCCTGCTGTTGTTGCTGTGCTCTCTGCTGGCGGATTGCGGCCACCTCGTCAGAAGAACGGAGGATTTCAGGCGAAACACCGCGCTTGTCAGAAACAATCTGGGCGTACTTGTCTAAATCGAAGTTGTCGAGGAAGTCGGGCTGATACTGAGCAATTTGGAGCGCCTCCTGAATGGCCTGTTGGTCGGTGCGTGACTGCACCTCCTTCTGGCTACGGCTCAAAATTGATGTGTACTCGACATTTAAATCCGTGCCCTGAATCTCCTCGGGAGCAGGCGGGATCAATCCTTCTTCGTTCAGGATGTCAAACGTGCGGTCAATGAGCGGGCGCAAAACCTCATTATTGAATCTGGAGAGAACGGGCCCGAGCATCAGCAGCTTCTCTTCGTGCAGTTCTGCAACTGCCGTGGCCGTCATCTGATTGAGCGCAGACTGATTACTGAGCATGAGGAACATGTCCACATTGAATCCAGCGCGGATTCTGTTCTGTACCTCCAGAGTGTCCTGCCTCAGGTCATTGAGGTTGATGGCTACATTCCACAACTGCTCTGCAGGTTTCCTACCAGTGGCTCCGTTAATGAAGGATTGGCCGCCCGGATCCATGTCTATGTCTGAATCCTTGGCTTCGGACGGTAGCCCAATAGGCGGATTCACCATGTAATCAATGGCGTTGCCTTTTTGTTTCTGCTCATGCTGGAGCTGTTTGACATCTCCCAGAACGACCATGCCAGGAGATTCACAACTGTAGGTTTCCGTGCTGATCGCTCCCCAGCGTCCGACCACGGCAGGAAACATTCGGTATCCCGATTCTCGGAGAATCGGCTTCTGATCGTCTCCTGCATCCTTCAGCAGATAGACGGATCGCCACGGCATGTCCTTATTGGACTTTGAGCGTGTATCGCGTTTTTCTCTCGGCTCGATTGCATGAATGATCGTATAGAGCTTGTCCTTCTGGCCGCCCTTGTACGTTTGGTAGAGAGAATATGGCAAAGCGTCCTCACCAAACTTCTGAACGATCTGCCTCAGCGATAACGAAAACTCGCGGTAGATAGTATCCGGAGTTCCTTTGCTGTCGCACGATATGCAGTATTCGCCAGCAGTCAGCGGAATACAGTTAAACCCTTTCTCCTCATCCTCTTCAATGATGATAGCCAGAATGCCAAATAAACCAGCCTCAAGCCACGCATGATGCAGGGCCTGATAGAGATTGGTCTTGGCGTATGTCATGTAGAGGATCTGCGAGACATCCGAGAGCCAGCGGCGAACTTGGACGGATTCGTCTAGGTCGGGGCTTTCAGTTGTGAGGAAAAACCACTGCTGGCTCGGGTCTGTCATGCCGGACATTAAGCCCTTGGCCAAAATATCCGATGCCCTGAGCGCGGTGTTGTCATAGATGTTATTCCAACGGGTTTTTGCCTCATTCTGTGTTGTCGGATTGAGGAATTTCCCGTTAGCGGGTCGCAGGAATTTTGAAATCTCTATCCACTGGTGCAGATAGGGATCGCGCTCCATTACAAGGCTATTCCAGCGCCGCAAAATTTCCTGGCGGACTTCTTTCATGTCATCACCCTAAAGCTGATTTCTTGCCCAGCGTCATGTCGTTCTGGTCCACACCACCAGCTCCAGTCAGCATGGTTTGGCCTCCAGACAACAGATCATTGGTGTTGTCGCCGAGGATCTTGCTAATGTCAGCCGTCTTCTGGTTCTGCATACGCATTTGCTCACGCTGTTGCTCAGCTTGTTTCTCCGCGTTGCGTTTGGCTTCTTCCGTGGCGTCCTTCTGAGCGCTGGCCTGGCGTCGAGCGGATCGGCTCTGTGTGTGAGAATTCAGTGCAGCAGACCCGGCCATGAGAAGGCCATAGCCCAGCATTTCCATACCCATGATTAATCCTCCAAAGACTTGTAGTAAGTAACGTCCGAGCGCGTGAACAATCGGTCGAAAAGCTGTTCAGTGCGGCTCCCAGCGGGTGCAGAAAATCGAATACCTGAGGCGCCAAACTCCCGCGCCATTTTTATTGCGTGTCTCAGAAATTGCAGGCCGTGGCCTCGATGCTCAGGCTCAAGGTAAAGCGTGTCAACGTTGGCCACGTCTTTTGAGTTGTGTAAGGAAGGACACATGACTATGGCCATGATCCCTACTAGCTGACCCTCGCTCACTGCGCGGGCACAAAGCAGAAGGCCATTACTAGCCAGAAAAGAGTATTTGTCCTTATCGACAATGCCTTTGAGGTCGAGGTGTCCTGCCTCTTGGCGGTAGTGTTGGCACACTTCCTCGTACCGAGGGTCATTGAATAGGTCACTGAGCGTACAGGTTTCGATCTTCATCATATCCCGATTGTCGAGCCAGTCACGAGACTGATGCGCACACCCTCTAGGCGTATGGATCGCGTATGCCCTTATGCCTGTTGACCCGCTGATGTCTCCAGCTGTCGTCCTCTATGTACTCTGGGATGGGAATAGCGAAACACAATGCCAGGGCGTCAGCTGTGTCTGGAGAGTTCATTCCGCGCCTCTTCATGCTGTCCTTGGATTCAAGCAATAACCGGCCCTTCTGGTCAATGAGCTTCTCGGGTATGCAAAGATCCTCGGCCAGCTCTTCACTCTTTGGAATCGCTCCATCATCTCGGATAAAGTCTCTCATCTTGTCCCACATCTCTGCACGCTTATTTGCCCACCTCTGTGGGTTCGTGCTCTGGCTGGCGGATATGACTTTGTTCAAGTGCTGCACCTTGTCTTTTAACCAGTCGTAAGGGCTCGCTCCCACACCTGTATAGTCCAGATTGATATACACACGAGGAATGCCCTTGGCCTTGAGTTCGTTCGCATACATGAGCACCTGCATACCGAGCTGAGGGCCGTCCAGGCCGCGGAATACTTTAAGCGGCATTGTGCAGTCACGGCCTATCTTCGTGGCTATTGCCGAGCGGTCATCCCCTTCTCGTGCCACGTCCACGCCCAGGATTGCAACGGTTCTTGAGTAGTTGACCTGGCCCACATCACGATTCATAGCCGCGTCCACGTCCTCACGGTTAATGAATTGCTTAGCTGATGCGCTGGGGAATACACCTCTAACACGCACCTTCACAAAATCGCTGTCCTCTCCGTAATCGTCCACGTACTCTTGCAACTGCTCCTTGTTCGTGATTTTCACTGTGCGGCTGTCAATGTTGTACGTGATCCATCTATGCCGAGACTTGTGAAAAGCATCGAAAAAGGGCCCGTCTGGCCGCGTTGGGTTTCCGAATATGCACCAGATAATTTGAGTGTCCTTGTCCGTTAATGCACCCTTAGTGACTTCATAGATTTTCTGAGCAATAACTGATGCTTCATCGAATAGCACCAGGATTCTTTTGCCCTGATTGTGCAGCCCTTGGAAGGCGTCCGTGTTGTTCTCATTCCACGGGATAGCGTCGATTCTCCAGGTGTATTTATGACCTGGCTGAGTTGAGAAAATGGATTCAGCGGCTACCTCAAACCAGTCACGGAATAAGCATAGGTGGTGCCATTTATGGAGCTCAGACCATGTTTTGGTTATGAGCTGGTTCTTTGTTTCGGCAGTGACCACGCCCTTCATGTCCGGATATGTGCAGATGGACCAGAGCATGATCCAGGCTACAAAAGCAGTTTTGCCAATACCGTGCCCGCTGGCCACTGCTATCTGGATCGCTTTATGCCTGGTTTCCCCGTTCTTGAGCCGGTCCCGGATATCACACAAGATCTTCTGCTGCCACACGTCAGGCCCTTCATAGTTTGCCAGCTCACCATGCCCCCATCTAAAGCACTTCTGGACGAACAAGAGAGGATCATTCGTGCAGGCAATCGCCAGGCGCCTCAGGCCCATTTCAAACTCAGCCGCTTCCTTATTCATCTTTCATGTCCTTCAAAACATCATTCAGCCAGGAGGAGCGGTCTGTAACGTTCACATCAATCTGGCGCTTTTCTACAAACTTTCCGCGGATTTTGGCAATAATCGTTAATGCCCCGTTGGCTCCCTTACTGTCGAAACAGAAAACACCGTTTCCGTTTTCGTCTTCTTTCGGGGATCCGTCCATGTTGTAAACCCGTTTAGGTTCCATGCACATATCCAGAATCCGAATAGCCCGCTTGATCTCGAAGTCTTCCTCCAGCTCCAGGCGGTCGCTCAATTTCTTCTGGCGCTCGGCTATCGCGCGGGAAATACGAACATTTCTCAACAATCTCGTGCCTGCGGTGCAAGCAACTTTTTCATCTTTAGCCTTGTAGCCTGCCTTTAAATAAGCCTGAGTAGCATTGCCTCCGTTCTTCAAGTATTCGGATACAAACAGGGCTTGCTTCTGCGTCAGGCCGTCAATAATTGAATCTGTTTTAGCCATACAACCCCCCTATTCTGTTATTAGTTTGAAGTGGTTCCGGTGACGGATGCGCACTGCTTCATTTGAACTTAGTTGGAATAACTGCACGTCGTTTGCCTGAGAAAATGTCCCTAAGAGTGCGTATTGGAATGTCCATCTTCTGTGAGATTTCACGCAAAGAAAGGCCCGCTAAACGAAGATCAAAGCAATGGATAAGATCCTGATCTGAATACTTCGCCTTTGGGCTGGACACTCCGACACGTACTGATGCGTCAGAGAGAAGGACCGTGGACGGGTCAAGACCGAGCTCGGAAAAACTCCGGATATTGGCTCTTAACTCGGTCAATCGTTCTCGATATGCGCAGATCTCGTTGTACCGCTGTTTCTCCTTCTCTAAGTCCGACAGCCTCGATAAGTCGGTTTTGGGCTTCGATTGGAAGCAGAGAGTGGTATCGATATGCCCGAACAAGTCCCCTTGGTTTTTGAGTTGTGTCATTCATCATTTCCCTCCGGTAGCGGCTACTTCCTCACGGATCAGCCTGAATAATTCCTCTATGGGTAGAATGGCCAGCCATTCTTTACGGTCGGCCCTGCATACGACAATGGGGCGCTCACCTGGTTCGCACCCGTTGCTGGCCTGCTCCATCCATTCATACAAATTGCCTATAGCCGCTCTCCGTTTGACCTCAAGTGAGTAGGGGTTGAGCTTGATGTCGGCTCCTCCGTCCCTCGTCTGGGAGAGATTGCGGTGCACCTGTATGCCAAGGTTTTGGAATATGAGATCGCAGATTTCGCGCTCTCCAGCAGCGCCTTTAGTTCTCTGTGCTTTTCCCATTCTTTTCTCCATTGGTTGAATGTTGTTTAAACAGCCGTCTAGCGTCTCTGAGCGATTAACTCAGCGTGGACGCGGTATCTATCGAATTGCGAGAAAAATGCTCTCCTGCGTTCAATACGCTCGTCTGTGTCACGTTCAAAAACCGAGCACCTTGTGAATGAGATTGGGTAACACTCGATGCCGGCGCCTTTTTTCGAATGGTGGCAGTAGATGTTCATGTCCCCAAAGGACTGCTTTGGAGGAAGATGCTTCTTTCCATCTGACCCTACCCAGTAAGCCTGAGCATGAATGCAATACATGCAGCACCCGCTCATGACTTTCTCCTGAATGAGCAGATGGCCGCTCCGATCTCTACGCCGATTAGGAATGGCAAGCTGTAGTCAATGTTTGAGCCTTGCCAGGCAAACCAAAAAATGTCTTGAAAGTAGAGGATCCCGCCAATCATGCAAAGAGCCTTGGCAAAGTAAGCGAAGTCAAACCTCATGATCTTTCTCCTGGCTGAGTTGAAAAGCAGCTCTCACGAGTAGCCCGAATATGAGAAGGTTGATAAACACAATCGGCGCCACGATAATCATCAGCAGTGTCCAGGCTGAATCCGACATGGTCGCCTCAATCAAACACGTCAGGCGTTGCGGGCGTTCTCATTGAGTTGCCCTTGAAGAGGACCGGTACGCATTTAGACCGAATGCGGTCATAAAGCCGATCTCCGAGCACGCATACAAAATCCTTTGAACCGAGATTGGTCATTAAGATTGTTGGTTTCTTTGAAGTAACTCGGTTGTCCAGGATCGAAAAGAGGATTCTCTTTTCCGATTCGGAGCCCTTCTGGACGCCGACTTCATCGATCACTAGGAGTTGAATAGAAGAGAAAAATTTAATGGTTTCCTCTTCATTGGTTGTCGCTCCTGGCTGCCAGGTGTTGCGGACGGCTGAGAAAATCTCGCTCACCTTATAGTACCTGGGATAAAAGCATGCGTACTTGTCCAGGAGCTCCAGCATGATTGCGCAGGCAAGATGTGTTTTACCTGTGCCGCAACCGCCGAGGAATAACAGACCGTACCCGCCAGCCTTGGCCTTTTCCCAGCCATTAACAAACCTCTTCGCCATAGCTAAAGCGTTTCTCTGGCTTTCAGTTTCGGTAATGAAAGTTGAGAAATCCTTGCCCTGGTATTCGAGCGGCATACGGGTTTCTTTAATTCTTGCCAGGCGGTTTTTAGCCTCTTCCTGCTTCCTGGCCTTCTCTTCCTCAATAGCCCTTTGATCTTTGTTGAGTTTGAAACACTCAGGACATTCGCTTACTTCCTTGAGCTGGCCGCCTAACCAGACTTCATTTGCAAGATATTCTCCGTGGAGCGGGCAGCTTGCCTTCACCTGCCTTATTTCTAACTTCCCGATAATGGTATTAACGGCATTAAGTGTTGGGGTTTCCGTGTTGTTCATAGTTTTAAATTCCCGTTTTCATCGAATTCGCATTGGTCTCTGTAGTAGTCGTCTGTAAAACCTCCAGGCGGCTCATAAGAAAATTGGTTTTGTTTTGAGGCTTGGATTTGTTTCTTCTGTTCTTTTTCTTTCTGGTAACCGACTTCTCTTAGGCACCAGGTTGTAAAACCCGCTTTCCAATTTTTGTAGGGCCTTCCATTTGCTTGGCACCAGAGAATCATCTTTTTAAAAAGTGCCTGAGGATCATGGATGTTGTTTGCCTGAGCGATTTTTAAAAACTCGTCTGGGATCGGATCGTTTTCCGAATATGGATAAGGGCGCTTCTTTTCTTTTTTAGCCGCTGTCTGTTTTTTGGAGACTTTCTTTTCTGTAGGCGTTAAAGAAAAGTTTTGCTCCTCTCTCAAGAGAGTATTTGACTGTATTGACTGAGTCTGACTGAGTTGTGTGACATTTTTGTCACCACTTTCCGACAAAATTGATACCACTCTAGGTGCATTTTTGTAACTAGTATCATTTTTGTCACTGGTTACATTATTGCTACTACTTGTGGTGACATTTTTGTCACTACTTTCAAACTTTACCTGCTCGACAATTCCTCTTGACTGCTGGTAAACAGTCTCGATTTTTTCAACGTTAATGGCGTAAAAATTCCGAGCACCTCTGCCCTTACTAAAAACCTTAATCCATCCGTTTGTGGCCAAGAAAGAAACTGCTTTAAAAACAGTTCTCCTATCACACTCTGTTTCGAGTGCAATAGTTTCAGTGGACGGGCGGCAGTTCGATCCATCGTCATTTGCGTAATCACACAAACAACGGAGGACCGCTTTGACACTTGAATTTCCAAGTGTGCATTTAGCAGCTTTGAATGACAGAAGGAAGCTCATAACCGCCTCTCATTTGAAAATGTCAGGGCGGAGTTCTTTGCGGCTAACAATGCCGTTGGTGGCTTTTTCAATCGCTACACACAACTTTATCGGCGGCAATCTACGGCCAGATTTGATAGCAGAAAGATTAGATTCATATAAACCTGGGATCTTCTTTGCCAGTGCGGCAGCCGCGCCACGTTTGAGTTTTAAATAAGTAGGTAAATCCATATTTTTATCTCCGTGATAAGAATCATAGCATATCACGGTGATAATAACCAACTTATCAATGTGATAAATTCAACCCAAGGAGAGAAACTATGGCTGATGTATATGAAATCCGACACGCAAACCTGCTGCGCCTGGTTGATGAATATGGTTCGGTGGCTGAAATAAATGAGGCTATGGGCCGAAAACGTAATGACGCCGCGCTGTTCATTGTCAAAAACAAAGCGATAGGCGCTCGCGGTAAGCCTAGACAGATTGGTACAAGTCTTGCCAGGACGATTGAAAAAGGTCTGCATCTGCAAGAGGGCTGGATGGATACAAACCATTCAATGGAGCCAGAAGAGGATAAAGATTTAATTACTCTCAACAAACTCAATGTTGAGGCCGGTTGTGATTCCTCTGGCGGCCCTGCCTGTACTGATGTTGCAGTCGTTGAACGGATTCAAGTAAGCCAGGAGTGGTTCAAACAAAATATCTCCAGGTATCGCACTGAAGGGCATGAGCTGGTTACTGCTCGAGGTGATTCAATGGAGCCGACAATCAATTCTGGGGACATCGTTGTGGTGGATGTAAAGGACACTGATGTGACCCAGGAGGGAATTTTCTGCCTCAACTATGGCGGCGGCGTGACAATCAAAAGGATTCAAGTTCTGCCCTTCGGCGTTGAGTTCATTTCGGACAACAAACTGTATAACCCGTTTGTGCTCAAGGGCCAAGAGTTGGACGCCATAAAAATCATTGGTCGCGTTGTAACGGCCCTTTGTGTAAAGCGTTTCCCTAGAGGAATTTAAATAAAAACAAAGAGCCTAAGTAAACCTTTTGAAATCAATCTCATTAAAACTCTTGGAGAAAATATGGAAAAGTTCTTGGGAAATCTTGTAGGCCTGCTGGTCGTTTGTTGTCAGATAGCTGTAGCTGTTCTGTTTGGAGCCGTAATTATTGACTGGTTCGGAATAGAAGGATCAGGCTTTGGCTACTTCATTAAATGTGTGCTGGCAATCGGAGCGGCCGCCTTTGCCATTACGATCATCCCCTTAGGTGAGCTCCTGGCCTGCTGCTTTGTTTACTACTGGTGCGTCTGGCAGTGGGATTTCAACCCTATCATCAGTTTTATAGTTGTATTCCCTGGAATTGTTGTTGCCTTCGGTGCTGCTATTGCCGCGTTCTTTAATCGAAACAATCCTAGGTTTTAATGACGGGCGAAAAAAAATGAAAAAACAATTTTTGTTGATTTCTCTTCTGCTGGCCTTCGGTGCCCAGTGCGCTATGGCTGCATCCTGGGATTGTTCAAGGGCTAAAAGCTACTCTGAGAAACTCATCTGCTCTGACCCTGTTTTATCAAAAGCTGATGAGGGTCTGGCCGAGTTGTATGCCGAAGCTAAGAAACAGACTGGCAACTCAAAAGAGTTTAGAAAGTTTGTGGCTAATAACTGGAAAGAGCGGGAGAAGTGTGCAGACAGAAAATGTGTGTACGACTGGTTTGAAAAGAGTTCTCTGAAGTATCAAAGAATAGCGGCCAATAATCCGTTAGGGATCAAAGCTCCTGCCGCTGGCAAAACTCAACCAGAACAAAAGCCAGTTAATCCATTAGTCGAATGCTGGGAGAACACTATCCTTGCCCTTGATGATGGAACACCAGAAATTTACACGCTCGGAAAGGTTGTTGCGCGTCAATGCCGTCCAATCATGGAAAAGGTGATGGAGCAGGAAGATGTAATTCGACGCCTGCCTAAGCCAGACAAACTTAGGCTTTTAGAAGCCTCCTCGGAACGCTCGATAGATGACATCATGGGGCGCATTCTGGCAATCAGAAAGATCAGAAAAGAATCAGCTAGCCCATAAATTTTTAAATCGATATCAGCCGCCTGCGGGCGGCTTTTTTGTTGCCTAAATAATACACGCGGGTTACCTCTTATCCCCGAGATAATAAAATTTATATCACCGTGCTTGCAATAAAACTATCACGGTGATAATATTCTTACATCAATCAATCGTTCTTTAAAAGTCCTTCTGAAGATTGTCAGGAAGGAAAAGGGTTCTAAGGCCGAGTAAACCGAAAGGCTATGAACTCAACCGGGCGGCCAGTGAATTGGCCCGAGATGTCTAGCGAAAGCGACGGCACGGCGAGGAATGCTGAAAGGATTGTGACGTTAAAGTCGTCAGGTACGAGTAGGGGCCGACAAAAAGCAGTTCACAAACAAAAGCGCTTTCCGGCAACTTCTCCTTTGGATACATCTAGCACACACTGGAGGGCGCTTCTGTTTTTACAGGAGTGACAATGAAAGAGATAGTCCACGACAGCGACTGTGCTGTCAACAATGAGCCAGCCTG